GTCTTTGTTCATGTAGTTCTCCTTTGGTTAACGAACTACATATAAGACACGATGGGATACCTGTCAAGGCCTTTCTTTTATTTTTTTTAATCTTTCTTCAAACGACCATACCTTTTCCTTTGGAAGTTCTTTTACCACATCAGTTACCAGCTGGGTGAGCTCAGTCACCTGCTGCTGGAGTCCATCTAATTTAGTGTTATATGAACGAGCTTTGTTCTCGCCTCGAACGAGATCCAGCGCATCGAAATCTATTGCCATTGTTTCTCCTTTGTTTAGTCTGACCATACGACATCATGGGATACCTGTCAACCACGAAGTTCTCCTGAGCTGGACGTCCCCTGAAGCTCACGCTGCGGGGGCTCACCAGTGGCCAGTAAACGAGAACGAGATTTATCCAGAAACGAGAACGAGAAACGAGAGCTTCACCTGGATCCTGAAGGATGCGTACCAGCTGCGTTACCTGCGGGACCAGTGTAGTTAAGTTTACACGAGAACGAGGGAAGTTTGTCAACGAGAAACGAGATCCAGCATCCTGAGCTGCAGGTCCCGTCACCAGGCCACCGTAAACAAAGAGGGAAGAAACGGTGGCCAGGAAACGAGAACGAGGATTACGCTGCCTCCGAAGGTGATCCCAGCTCCTGAAGGATGCGCTGCTGGACCGTTGGCCATTGTAAAGGGAACGAGAACGAGCAAAACGAGACGAGGGAACGAGGATCCGTGAAAACGGACACCGGTCTGTAGAGTTTAAGAGACTTCTGCAAGAGGGTCTCTTTCAAGATAATAACTTTACCACCAGCTTTGATATATTTATTAATCCATACAATCTGCCACTTATTTAGCTTAGGATAACTTAATGAATCTGATTTTAATTCTACCCAGAAAACTTCATTACCCATGACTGCGTGGATATCAGGAATACCATTGATTGTGCTAGATTCTATGCGTGTTAAGAAGCAATCAGTCAGTCCTTTTTTTACTTTCTGCCATAACCTAGTTTCCCCATTTTTATTAGACATGATTAAGTAAGTATTTTATATTTTAAGTTTCTTAATTGATTTAATTACTGCTGTTGGAATAATAGTTGTTGCACCAATATTGTCAAATGTTGGTTTATCTTTTGACTTGATGTAATCACTAAATATTCTAGTAATGCCATTCTTTTGACTTAATAAATAACCCTTTGATACACATACAGGTAATTGTTCTTTACTAAGTTCTTTAGTGCTAGACCAACCAGCATCACCTTCGATATCACACCATTCTATTTCCACAAATGGATAATCTTCAATAATATTTCCGAGATTTTTAAAATCAAAGTTAAGTATTTTTGATTGTTGTCGCTTTCTTTTAGTCATCAATCTCTACCTTAATTTTACCAATTGAAGTGGTGATGGTGGAGTTATGTACTTGGTTAAAAACATTTAACCATTCCGACCAACTAGCTTTCTTCAATTGCTGTAACGTCTTCGGACTCAACTTCAATCGTCTTGGCATTGAAGCCATCGATTTTGTCTGATAGTTCCGATAACTTTTTCTCAAGTTGCTCACGTGACATACCCTCCAAACCACTAACAGTTACTTCCTTACGATCAACATATGCACCGGCCAGTTGACCAGATCTATATTCAGCGTTAATAGCGGCAGCGAATTGTTTTTCTTTCTCTGCCTTGTCAGCAATTCTTTCTAACCTTTTGTATCTTCTAAGGTTGTCACTTTCGTATTTCTTTTTCTCAAGATCAAATAATTTATCAAAATAATTTGCAATATGGGGGCTGTGTTTTCTAGACAACATTCTAGATGCTACGGATCCATAATCTTTTTCATTGGTACACACGTAACCTGCACGCTTCAACGCTTCAGCTTGTGTAATAGAACCCCAATCCTTGACGTATATTTCCACAAACATTTTTTGTTTGGGTGTTAAATCTAATTCAGTTCTTAATGATTTCTTTTTAAGTCCACCAGGCATTATTTAAATCTTAATCTATTTTTATCTCTTAGTGATAATTTAGGATCCATTTTTAATCTAGCTTTAATATCATTTTTAGCCATGCCTCTAATAGCTGGTTTTTGTTTTAAAACAGAAGTTGTGCTTTCACCATAAATTCTATGATAATCTCTAATTGGAAATTTAAAAGATTTTATACGTCCAGTGGGATCTTGTTTTAATCGTTGGGACTTTGTAACACCTTTAGTTCTTCTTTTAATTTCTTCTTTGACAATTTCAGAAGTCTTTCGACCACCCTCTTGAATATACTTCTTGTAGGCAGCTTTTATACCTTTAGTAGCTAAGCCACCAATTAACATTTTTTTATACATAATTTTCTACTATATAGATTTTTCAGAGTAATGACTACAACCCTATAACCAACTGTTTGCGTTCCCGCAAGAGTGGTGTATCCCAGATACACCATAGATACACCATAGATACACCACTAAAATTGATTAAAACCATTGGTACAATTGAATAATAGAACATTAGATACACCAGATACACCTCTTTTACCCTCTGAGCACTTTTCTTTTTCAATCACTCTAGATAATCTATATAGTAGAAATTTTCCGTTGCCCGGTGGCCGGTATTCTGTTACAGTTGACCTGTGTTATTTAACACTTATAAACTTTGGTTAATGACTTCTGGGGGTCTAACAATAATTGCTCTCTGGTTTTTCCCCCCAGGAGTTAGATTCATTCGTCCCCCATGACTAATCCTCTAATCTTTTTAAATTCTCTTTTAAAATAAGCTTCTTAATAATTCTTCTTTCCTCTTTACTCCCACATTCTCGATACCTTTTATATAAATCTCTATACTTAATCCAGGATACCTGTAACCGGGTAAAATGTACTCGACCCTCATCGACCATTTTCATGTATTCTCCTCGCACAAAGTCAGGATCCATGTCAGCACCCCAACATACGTCCTGAAAGTCTACACTGTTACTTACAAACCATTTATGGGAATCATGTTTATGGTAAGTTTCTTTTTTAAATCCAGATGTATTTACTGCGTCCTCTAAGGCCTGCACCAGGATAGCTTGGAACAATCTCTGTTCTGCAAAAGCTTTCGGTTTTACAATCTCCAGGCTCAACTTAATGCCCAAAAATTTTAGTAAGTTCGGAGCACAGTTCATAGGCTTTCCTCTTAGCTATAGGAGTATTTTTTCGCTTACGAACACTACTTCTCATCGAAGATCTCTCGTACACATCGATATACAATTTCCACATACGCTCAAGATAGTGCATCCGGTCTTCACCAGACATAATCTCCATCAGTATTATAGATTCTTTAATTAATCTTTTTTGAGTCGTATCCATTTGCATAACCACGATGCGGGAAAAGATATGGATGTAGTAATGACACCGTGGTTAAGCATTTTTAACAACCAGGCTAATGCCTTTAGCTTTCGCTGCAGCTTTACGTCCTGATCGCCATCTATCCTCGATCTTGTCGAGAAAAGAAAGACTGAAATTTCCTAAACCAAAGTCATTTCCACAATACAATTGAAACATTAAACTAGTTAACTCATCATAAGTTTTCTTGTTTGGACACACCATCACTAGCTTGTCCAACGCCTGGTTCAATGCTTCTTCACTACTTTTCTTCATAGCTTTACCCACAAAAATATCCTTTTTTTAAAGTTAAATTTGAGTGTTAATTGTTAAGTGAAAATAAAGTGTTTTGAAAGCCCCACTTATTTCATTTAGGCTTAGGAATACTATTTAATTAATAATGATTTAAATTTTTATTGCAAGTAAAAAAAAGGGCCACTCTCGCGGCCCTAATTCAACACCTACAGTGTGATCTACTAGATGTTTATTACTTACTTCAAGAGTTTCTTTCCTTGGTTCAGCAAATTCTCTTTCATCTTAGGTTCAGCAACACCTTCTTTCTTGGCTATCTTTTTAATCGTATCAGATACCATTTTTTTAATCATGTTGCCTGGGTTCCTAAGGCCATTCTCTCCCATAGCCCTAATAATTGTGTATGATTCGATATCAACAGCAATTGATTTCCATTTGTTTACGTCCATTGTTTCTCCTATTTGTCTTGATACTCTTTAGTTTTGTAGAACTCAACTAAATTTATTTTATTTTTTTGAGTCAGCCCTGCATTATAGATACGTTCAATTATGGCTATGTAATCTGAAGTAGATGTACCCGTTAAAAACCATGAAGACTTACTCTTACAAGCAGTTTTAAATCTTCTGTGATCAAACCTTGGGTGCTTATCAGCTACAATGTAAGAGACCACCATAGAACGTTTAAATCTTTTGTTCTTGGTTGACTCCATACCATAGAAGTATTTTTTAAGTTGCATTAATTGAGATCCAATACGATCTGCATGCTCAATACCTCCTGCAGGAATTACAAATCTTCCTGTTTTAAAATCATTACTGATTCTAACCCACAATGAAGTTTGTTTTAATAATAGAACTACCATCTCTGCAACATTGATTCCGTACTGTTGCATTTTATTTCTACAAATACGGTAGTCCATTTTATTTCTGGCACAGTGTTGGTCTAGATAGTTTTCCATAGACCAGTTCTTACGACCTGTGTTAAGTCTAGCCACATCTAACGGATCATCAGAGTCCATAATAATAAATGGAATCTTTAAATCCAATTGTTTTCTAGCTTCTAATGTATGTTGGCCATCAATGACTTCCATATTTTTGTTCACACGAATTGGATCGTATAAATCTTTTTCTTCAATCAACTTTTTAAGTTGTTGCACGTGTGCTTCATCTACAGGTCTGTTACCTCTAGTCTTTTTGAACTTACTGTAATCAGTAGTTTCAAAAAATTTATTATGTATCGCTTTGTTCATTTTTCCTCCTTGGTTAATAGAACATTAAATATCCCAGTGATGCAAAAATAAATAATAATACTTTTGCAGGGATAATGGTTAGTAATGCAATAAACATCATACTAAATATCAGGTCTTTCATTTGCCCCCATCTGTTGATCTTGTATAAGTTTATTAGCAATGGTTTCGTTGATAGGATAAATTGGCATATCTTCAAAGTTCATTGAACACTGTTGCAATTTTCTCATCATGTCTTGGTACTCATCGTCTTGATACTCCAACGGTTGGCCATCAATTGTAGTTTTCGGTAGCCGTGATAAAAGTTCATCTACTTTCGTACTCCAATCCTTGAATACTTGTGAGTCTGATTTACTTGGCATCAAAACCCCACATTGTAAATTTTTGAATTATAGTACCAACAGCATCATGAAACTTTATGCTGCCATTAAGTGCATCTTTTACTTTAAGTTTTTTGTAAACTTCGTTGTTCACTAATAAAGTAATCTCGTCCGTTGCCTTGTTAAAAGTTACAGTCAAGTTTTGTGCACTTGATGTAAACTTATCTTTTTGTTTTACTTCCCACTCGTTTTTTAGCACCAGTGGTTGGTTCTCTTGTATTGCCATATGGCCTCCTCTTTGTTAGTATTAATGTAATTTATATATAAACATTTTAATGGGATATGCAAGTAAATAATAAGGTAGGATAATATAGGATATTATGACAAAATTTATATTAGTTATGTATATGTGCAGTATGATAACCAATGATTGTCCTAATCATCATATACCTGGTTTTACGTTCACATCACACTACGATTGTGTAGAATATGGCTATAGAGTAGCTCATGGCACGTTTAAATCATTACAAGAAACTGAACAATTTGATAAAGAATACGTAGAAAAAAACAAGATTGTAGTAAAATTTGAGTGTAGACAAATAGAAGTTCCCAAACCAATAATTCCTCTTAAAAAACCAAAAGTGAGTACATAGTTGCAATCACGTCACAAATTGATATATAATACCTTATGAAGCACTATCGTATCCAAGTAAAATACAAAAATGTGTATCTTGATGAGATTATTAGTGCTGATGATGATAAGACCGCTCTTGAATGTTTTGTAAAGAAGGTTGATTCAGGAGAAGTAAAAGAGAATGAAGGTGCTGGGTTTGAAGATCCTAACTTTTTATTCTTAACCTTCGAAGAGGTAAACCGAGATGGCCCTACAAAAGTTAATATCGGAGAAGCTTCAGTTGGAGTCCAAGTGGGCAACGCAAGCGTTGGAACAGGGTAGAGTTACTCCAGATATGAAGTGGATTGATATAGAGATCAAAGATCTAAGAAAAAAGATCAATGATCAAAGTGTTGAAGACGCAAAATTAGGTCTTCTGGATATAGCTAGTTAAGTTTTAATCTAGCTTAAAAAAAAATTAAACTTTTACCTTAAGACTTCTGCGCTCTAAATTATTCTTTAGCCTCGCCCCAAGATTTACCAAGCGCAATATCTACTTTCGATGGTACTTTTAGTGAATCAATTGCATTCTCCATTATCTGTTTTACATTTTTCACATCTGATTCTTTCTCAATAGAAAAACATAATTCATCATGTATCTGAAGCAATGGTTTAAATCCTGCTTTGTAACAATCAATCATAGCTTGTTTGGTTTGATCTGCAGCAGATCCTTGGATCAATCTATTTAATGCTTTGTAAGTAAAAGCCCTCCTAATGTTATTTCCATATATGGCCTTAGCCTCTTCATACTGCATAGCCTTGTTCATTCCGAAGGTAGCGGGCTCCCACATGTCAAATCGGCATTTACGGCCCCCTATAGTCCGAATAAAACCATATTTAGAAGCACTGTTGGTCACTTCAGTTGCTAATCTTTTAACAAACGGAACTCTTTCTCCATATTGTCTAAGTAGAGCTTCAGCTCTATCTTTATTGATACCTAATTCTTTACCTAATTTGGCCTTTCCCATACCATAGAATAGACCCAAGTTGATTGTTTTAGCTTGGGTTCTAGTGATACCAGCCATATCAGCTACAATCTGGTGAAAGTCAGCAGACTCATTTTTATAAGCTTCAATGAACTCCGCTGCACCTTCAAAATGGTCATTGACAGATGCAGCGTAGTGAGCAACAAGCCTAGGCTCCTGTTGTGAGTAGTCGAAACTACCCCATTGTTTACCTTCTTCAGGTAAGAACAAGCTTCTAATTTTGTCACCAAACTCTTTGTTCCTTGCAGGAATTTGCTGTAAGTTTGGGTTTGAATATGATAAACGTCCAGACACAGTTCCACCTTGGTCAGATCGTAACTGATTTATTTCAGAATGAATTCTACCTTTGTGAACATAACGTTGAATGGAGTCTATGAATGTTGAATGGAATTTATTTATTTCTCTTGCTTCTCTTATTAGTTGCGCTATCGGGTTATCACAGTTCACTAACCAGTTTTGGGTAAAGCTTGGTTCGTCAGTTTTCGCTGTCCGTGGGTATTCAACACCTATTCGGTCAAAGACTTGAGCAACAGATCGAGCAGCCCAAATATCTACATCAAGTGTGGTCTGAGATTTTATACTTGATAAAACCTCAGACTCTTTTTTTTTGAATTCTTTTTTTAGCAGAGAAGCCTTCTCTTCGTCAACTCTTATTCCTCTACGCCTTGTATCTATTAAAATAGGCAATAATTCCATCTCCATTTCCCAAACATCGTGTAGGGACTGCTTAGATATCTCTGTTTTAAGCCTATCCCATAAACGTAAGGTTAGCCCTGCATCTTGCTCAGCATAGAAGCCTACGTAGCCCGCAGGCAGCTTCCACATGTCAGCTTTTGGGTCAATTCCCCATTCTTTAGCTTTTTCATTTAAAAACGTTTCATTTTTAATTTCACCTAAATAATCTTTAGCACATGCATTTAAACTAAAACTAAATCTGTTTTCATTGATGATCGCGGCAGCAATCATGGTATCAACTATCTTACCTCTAATCTCAAATCCATTAACTAGTAACCAACCAACATCATAACTTGCATTATGAAATATTTTTGTAGCATCAGTTTTTAAAATGTCTTGCATCCATGCGCAGGTAATCGATAAATCCATGTTCCCACCAGCATCATGAGCAATTGGAAAGTACCATTGTTGTCCAAGTGCAGCAACTGCAAATCCTACAATGTGTCCATCAAACGTTGCCCATCCTGGTCCTTTAGTTTTAATATTTGGATCTTTAGTTTCTAAGTCAATTGCAATTTCTGTTGCTTTTGATAAGTCTGGATACTCTGCTGGAGCTATCCAATCACTATCGTTGTATATAAAATTTAATTGATGGGTCATTGTTTCCTTCTACTTAAATTTGCATCTTCAATCGACATTGCTTTTTTATACGGTATGTTAAGTTCAAATAATGCGCATTCAGCACAATAGTAATTAAACTCGTGTACAATTACTGCAACTGCTTCATCGCAACGTTCACACATTACTAATTTATTTTTTCTTTTTTTCGGCATTTTTAATTTCTTTGTACCACGCTACATTTCTTCCATTGTCCAAACACCATTTATAATGTTTTTCTTTTATTTTAGTTAAAATATCTAAGTTTGGTTTATTACTTCTTTTCAGCATCTTTTAAATGTTCTATTTCTAAATCACAATAATGTTTTATTTTTTCTAAATCTTCTATTTGTTTTCCCTTAAATAAATATCTGCAAACATATTTTATTACATTTGCTTGAAATGGATTTAAACTATTCTTTCTTATAAATGTCCAAGGTTGAATCAGAAAGTGTTGGTAGTGAGATCCTCCAACTTGTTTATCTTGTGGAAATGCTTCATCGAACATATTTTTATCTGACATAGTTAGCCTCATATTGTTTGTAATATTTTCCTAATGGAAAGTTATATTGATGGTAAGTACCCAACAGATGAAGAGTGCTTTTAGATCTAGTTGCACCCGTGTACCAAACTCTAAGTTCTTTTACTTTATCTGCTAAATTTTTTTTATCAAAGTGAGATGGGAAATTACATTTACTTGCCAGGACAACATTATCCGCTTCACCACCTTTTACTTGGTGTATGGTATCTATAATAATTTTAGGTGGTTGTGATAAATCTACACCTTCGTTCATAAGTTTTTTAAAATATTGTTTATCTTTATCTTTAAATTTTCTCTTAAATACTTGATTCCATAGACCTTTTTCATCACGCATGCCACACCTTAAATGTAATTCATCAAATGTAAAGACTTGATTTGGATGTGCAAAACTCCACTTTTTACTTTCCGCTGACCGGTATCCGTGGTCTATGTTTAACAAATACTCATACATAGTTACAGCTTCTTCTCTACTGATGCTGCCACCCTCACAAATTTTTTCCCAATAATTAATCGCAGAAAACTGGTTAGGATCAAATGATTTATTATTCTTCTGGTCTTGATAGTATAAACCAAGGTTCCTTGCCTCCTGTTGGAGTTCTCGCTTTACATCATTAATTCTAGCTAACACCATCCAACTTCCGTCCATATCCCAAGGTACTTTCTTAAGACCACCCCACCTGTACACATGGCCTTCCTTACCATTAGAGTGAAATTCTTTCTGTATTCTTTTATTGCCCATACTATTTAGTAAACATTTGGAAAAGAAATGTATGTTTTTGTTTAATCTAACTGACTTTTTTAACACCAAAGTCTTGCCTGGAAAGTTTTGAAATAGGTCAACATCTGCACCATTCCATTCATATATTGCTTGGTCATCGTCCCCTGCAATGTAAACTCGCTCTACTGCTTCAGCCATTTTAACAACCATGTCCCACTGTAAAGGTGTTAAATCTTGAGCTTCATCTACCATTAGAACTTTAAAAGGTACCACAAGGCCATCATCAATAAACTTCTGTACCATATCTGTAAAATCTAACCTATCCGGTGCCCGGTGTCCGTTCTCCATTTCCATTGTTTTAAATTCTTCGTAACCTGCAATGATTGATTTAAATTGTTGTAGCCTAACGGACTTTCTTGATTGTTGTTTGTACAGCCACACAGGATCTACTTTCATATTTCTTGCCCTGTCATATATCTGAAGCGACCAATTATTATATACTTTTTGATCATCCCAAGTGTCTTTGTAGCCTACCTTGACAGTGCCATATTGTGTATGAAACATCAGCAGGTCTGCCTTTGGATCTAATACGGGAATTTCAGCAAACTGTTGTCTGGCCAAAGAATGTAATGTTCTAAAATATGAGAAAGCATCTTCGTCATAACCTTTAAACTTTTGTCTAACCCTTGCAACACATTCGTCCACAGCTTTGTTAGTAAATGATACATAACAAATCTCGTCTGGAGAGTAACCTTTCTCAAGGTACCTCTTAACTCTTTTGAGTAGGTTTTCTGTTTTACCTGTACCAGGTGGGCCAAATATTTTAATTGTCTTCCCACGCAGCTTTTGCTTTAGTAAATTTGACATCTTTATTTTTGTGTTCCATTTGTTTTGGTAGAGTCACAACCCAATGTCGAGTCTGAATTCCTTTAAACTTAGCTTTAGGAAGTGCTTTACCTTGTTCTAAGAATCTAGTGCATTCTTTTTCATTCCAATTATAACCCATTTTTTTCATAAAAGATCTAAACGTCTCTAGCTTAAATCTCATTTCAACTTCATCTTTCCATATATTACCAGAATCTATTTGATCAAATTCGGTAGTATCTTCTACATCTTCAATGAATTTTGTCATTCTAGAATTAAATACATCCTGTTGTTCTTCTCCTGCATCGAACCCTTCCATGTCTTGTTTATTTTGTATTAACTCATCTAACCAATCTCTGTAAGGATCTGGATCTCTCTTACTAGGTTTCAAAGCTCTCCAAACAATATCGTAATTTAATAATTGTTCTCCTAACAACTGCTGTTGGTATAATTGTTTTGTACTCAATCTAATTGATTTACCTTGAATAGGTAGAATCCAATAAGGTTCTGGATAAGAATTTACTTTTAAAAGTTTACCTACCTCAGGTAAAGCTTCATTTGATCCGATACCATGCTTACGTCTTAAACATGTACTAGAAGAACAATGCATTCTTGCAATAGAAGTTTTACATTTATAAGCATACTCTTTGTTCTCTACACCTTTAAAAATATTATTTAACTCTTGTGGGTGTAATGGTTCAGAGCATACCTTAGGCATTAAATTTCTAGTCCAATCTTCATACATAACTGGATCTGCATTTATCTTTTTTGCTAACACTGCAACATTAAACATTGCATCGTTACGACCCTCACCTTTTTGAACTTTGTTTTTCATAAAGTTAACTACGCAAGGTGGGTAGTCTTTTGTTTCATCGTCTTGAAATATTTTAAGTTTATTAAACTCTTTAGGATTTAATCGATAGTCAGATACAAACTTATATAAGTTCTCTAACTTAATAGAATTACCATCGTTGTCCATTGCAACTCTTGTTGGCATCTTAGCCTTTTGATAAGGTAGATTAACAAAGTTACCTTTTCTTTTTTTATTCCAATCTTCGGGTGTAAGATCTACTTCATCCTGTGCAGGATAAATGTCTGTCGTTGTATCATTAACACCAAGATCAGAAGCAAGCTCAATTAATTTTTTACGCATTGAAGATGCAGGAACTACACCATCAATAAATAAAACTAAATGGAGTCCGTTGGATTTTGATCTGAATGGGATGAGTGGATATTTCCTTTTCCGTATAATCGATATAACTTCCTTATGCTGTATATTATAACGATCAACATCGATGACCCCCCAACTGCATGTATTATCATCTCTAATTGGAACGCTTCCATAGTATTTTTCTCCTTTTAAATGTTCTAACCAATCTTCCCTGGTCATAGGCCTAGGTTCGACCCAATGTTTAAATTCTTGCTTACCATCACGACTTCTTGTTTGTCCTAATGGTTTGGAAGCACCAAAATATGTAGCAGAGCCCTGGAAGAGTTCTACAAACTCTTCCAGGGTGTTGTCAAGTATCTCCATACTAGAATGGAGATTTTTCTGCTTGATCTTCGTTTTTGTGAGTTGCTCTTACAGCACCCTTTTTACATGACTCATAAAAGTCATAGGCTGCTTTGATTGTTTCTTCGCTCCCCACTTGTCCTGTATGCTCAATCTCCCAACCATACCAAGAACCTAAGTTGTTCTTTTCAAGAACTGTCTTAAGTTTGTATTGTTGAGTAAATGGTGCAGGTCTAAAGAAACCTTTACCATCAGCTTTTTTGGCTCTTAAGGACATCATCATTGAATTCCACTTCTTAGATTTTTTTCTTTGAGTAGATTTCATAGTTATTAAGGCTGTAGATGATTTACCTTCTTCAACTACCATTACGTAGTGTGAAGCAGTTTCTTCTACATAGTTACCATTCTCAAGCCTATCCTTACCTTTTTCGTCTCTTGTCGTCTTAGACATGATATCCGAATCAGCTGGATAAACATTTACTGGAGCGACAGCACCTTTATCTCTGTCCTTCCATTCAATGTACTCTAGTTTATAAAAGCAAGGTATGACATCCATACCATCAGCGCCATTATATAACTCATTAGTAACAGTGTTGTAGATCATTCCAGGTCTTGCATCAGCATTAAACTGGCTATCACCTTGTGTTACTTGAGGGGATAGTTGACCTAGAACTTTAAGAAATGGTAACGCTAAACTATTCGAGTCTACGTTATCAAATCCTTCATCGGCAAATTGCTCTAAGTTAATAGTGGCAACTGCACCGGCTTCTTTTTTAATCGATACTTCGTTCGATTGTCCGTCTTTTATCTTCATATTATTACCTATTATTTGTTAGTTATTTTCGTTTTATTTGCGATGTATACACCGAACAAATCAAAGGGTAGTTCTTTACCTGCTTCAACCTGCTCTTTAACAAAGGCCTTTAAAGTCATAGGCTCAACTTTTTCTTTTTTATTATAGTTGAATCCATGATCTTCACAGACTTTTATCAATTCAGAGACTTCGTTGTCTTGTCCTCTATTGAATGAGGCGGTCACAGTGTTCTTGATAATATCTTCGAACCCTTTACCTCTCAACCAACTGAAGGCTTCCTCAACTCGTGATTCAGGAATTTTTGCTGCATAGAACGGTTTCACTTCTACAGTAGAACCATCACTTAATTTCAACAAAGATACACCTGCTTCCTGCATCATCTCTGGAATTATTCTCTCTTCCATATCTCTAGCTTTATGCTTTAGAAGAGAAAGACTTTCCTCGTCTTTTTCAATTTGTTTTTTTAATGTATTTAACTGATTGCACTTATCTGAAATAGACTTAACACTATCTTGGCTAAGATCTATATTAGACATCTTTTCAATATCTAGTTTTTCCATATTTTCCTCCTGTTGGGGTTCTTAAATTATTCATTTGATCTTTGCAAGAAAAAAATATAAAAAGTTTTTAGATGTGGAAATACCCTTATAAGACCGAGCCATACGAGCATCAAAAAAATGCTCTATCTCAATCAGCTGAAAAAACTGAATGGGCTTATTTTATGGAAATGGGTACAGGTAAAACAAAAGTAACTATAGATAATATTGCTTATCTTTATCTCCAAAGAAAAATAACTAGTGTTTTAATTATTGCACCTAAATCAGTTTATACAAACTGGGAATCTGAAATAGAAACCCATATGCCTGACGTTTTAAAATATAAAATTTATAAATGGAATATAGATAAACCAAAAGATTATTTTAAGATGGACGAATCACCAGACTTAAAAATATTTTTAATTAATGTTGAAGCCTTATCTACCAAAAGAGGCTACCAAGCTTGTGTAGAATACTTACTCAAAAATAAATTAAATTTTGTAGCACTGGATGAATCAACCACAATAAAAAACCGATCAGCAAAAAGAACAAAAAACATTTTATCACTATCCAAAGTATCCCATATAAAGCGTATACTAACAGGATCCCCAATAACAAAATCTCCATTAGATCTATTTACACAATGTGCTTTCCTAAGTCCAGAATTATTAGGCTTTCATAGCTACTTAGCCTTTAGAAATAGGTATGCTGAGATGACTGATATACCTGTTGGTTCGGGTAGATATATTTCTATACCTAAATACTACAAAAGGTTGGATGAGTTAGAAGAAAAGATGAAGTCTTTTGCGACCAGGATTCGTAAGGACCAATGCTTAGACCTCAAGCCTAAGGTTAGGTCTAAAAGATATATAGAACTAGAAGGTGATGGTAAGAAAATCTATGAACGATTAAAACATCATGCCTTAGCTATTGTTGAAGACAGTACGATATCTTTCTCAAATAAACTTACTGAGATTATTAAACTACACCAGGTATGTAATGGTTTTACTAAGAATGATGATGGTGAGATCATGCAATTACATAAATCTAAGTTAAATGCTTTAGATGAAATACTTGAAGAAACAGATGGTAAAGTAATTATCTGGGCTAACTACCTATATAACATTCATGAGATCAAAGACTTCTTAACTAAAAAATATGGAGAGGATTCA